TAATACACAAGAAATAATTGTACTAACAGACGGAAATCATCTACAGATGTATAGTTTTCCAATTAAATTAACCGAGAAAACAGATATAGAGTTTAGAGCTGTATCTAGTTCAGCTTCTGTAAGTTTTGATGTGTCTGCGTCTATGAGTATCTTATATGTTAAAAATGGAAGCAGTTTATAATGAATAGAAAAAGAGACGTACAGCCACCAAAAACAAAAAAGTATTTTCGTTCTACAAAGTCTGGAGCGGGAATGACAAAAGCTGGAGTTAAACGATATCGTGCCGAGAACCCTGGTTCGAAGTTAAAGACCGCAGTTACAGGAAAAGTAAAACCTGGAAGTAAAGATGCCAACAGAAGAAAATCTTATTGTGCTAGAAGTGCAGGACAAATGAAACAATTTCCTAAAGCTGCCAAAGACCCTAATTCAAGATTAAGACAAGCACGTAAACGCTGGAGATGCTAAATGAAGTATTTAATTGTTTTTTTATTTTTAGTTTCTTGCACCTATTCATTTAAAACAAATGCAGAAACCAACACTGTTTCATCGACTGTCACAGGCACTACAACAGTGGATAAAGTACCATCAACAGCTTCTGCTCCTTCAGTCGTTGTCAACAACCAAGACGTGTGTACGACAGGAGCGTCTGCTGCGGTGCAAACACAGATTTTGGGTATTGCTGGAGCGACTGTTAATACTGATGAGAATTGTGAAAGATTAAAATTATCTAGAGCTTTATATGGCATGGGCATGAAAGTCGCTGCCGTATCTGTTTTATGTCAAGATCCAAGAGTCTTTGATGCAATGGAAATGGCAGGAACACCTTGTCCTTATTTTGGTACAATAGGTGAAACTGCACAAGCAGGTTGGGACTCGCACCCTGAAGATAAACCAGGTTATAAGGAGCCAAGCAATGTTAAACCGTATATTGTTGTGGGTGGCGTTATTCTTGCTATCGCTACTGGCATTTACCTGTTCTAGAGCATACGAGTCACAATATGGGATTGGAGATATTGGCCCCAGTGGTGGTACTGTTATCTCAGTTACCGTTGAATCTATCTTATCAGATAGTTCTGTGGAGTTGGTAGGTGACTTTGAAGAAACAACTTATACCTATACCCATACAGAAACAGTTATCGAAGAAGTAGAAACAGTCGAATATATTCAACAAACTAGCTATGAAATAGTTAGTACAGAAACTACTAATAATCTTGTTACAAGTGCATCTAAAACAACTTCTGGAGTAGTGCTAGATCATTCTTATACTAATTCAACCACATCAGGACATATCCATACAGACTATCAAGGTGGCTCTATCACTTGGACAGAAAACCTAACAGATTATTTAGATGTATCTGAAATTAACGAAGGATTCACTTTGTATGGTGAAGCAGATGTTTATGCCTGCACTAATCAAATTGGAGGGGATTGTTCTAGTAATTTATTAGATACTTTCTCTATCACTTTAAAAGTCATTGATAATCAAACAGGTGAAGATTATATGAAAACAACTACCTGGTCCGTGGGCAATGCTTGGCAAACCTATCAAACATCATTAACTGTTCCTTCTAATACTTTAGGTACAGATACTTTAGCGATTGCTACTTTCTATGGGTATGACAATGGTTATTGGGCAGGTTGGTATGGTCCTGTAATTGATGATATGCAAATGTGGGCCGTTTATTCTCAAGTACAAGAAGTAATTAGTTTAGTAGAAAATATAGTTACAGAACAAATTCAATCTGTGATTACCTCACAAACCTATGAAGTTGATTCAGTTTATATTCCCCCTGTTGATGTATATGAACCTGATATCTTAGCAGATTTCACCATTGAGATAGATACCTTTGAAGAAGTAATTGTCATGGACTTTGAGATTATGGAAACAGATACAGGTGAATTAGAAATGCAAATAACTACTTTTGAAGATAATGTAGAAGTAGATGTAGAAATAGTTGAATTAGATATGGAAGCCATGGTAGAAGAAATGGATGTTGAAGTCCAATCCGATAGCGAAGATGCTCCGAAATCTACTGTGGAGGCAGAGGAAAAAGAAGAGCAAGAAACAGTACAACCGAAAGACACAAAAGAAACTATTGCAGCCAAGATACTGGAGCGAGTAGCAGAACAAGGAGATCAAGTCGCTTTATCTAATGTTAAGCTAGCTATTATGGCACAGTTAACAGATACTCAGTCGTTTGATGCTTATCAAACTAAATTTATTATTGACAATAATGTCGATGATTATTTATTACAGACAATTGAAGATCCCTATGGTATATTGTTTAGCATGGCACAGGATCAGTTAATGAATCAAATGGTGGAGAGTCAATATGGCGGAAATTGAGTATGGCGGGATTAAGATTAAAGGTGGTAAAATTCTTATTATTCTGTCTTTGCTTGGTACCTTGGGTGGTGCTGCTTGGTCAGGCTTTACATTTTACCAAGACTATCTTGATATGAAGAAAAAAATAACCGAATATACTGAGCCTGATCTTACTGGAATTGAAAAAAGATTATCTGTCTTAGAATCTAATAGTGCAGAAACAAAGGATTTTGTATCTGATATTAGAACTGATTTAAAAGATGATATTAGACGTACCGAAGATATTGCTTATTCTGCTGAAAAGTTTGCAAAAGATAGTTCTAGAGAACTACAAGATGACTTAAAAAAGCTTGAAGAAGATTTAAAACTAGAGTTAAATAAAGCATTAAATAACCCTTTGAACATGAGTATAGCTAAATGAACCAAATAGACCTCAAACTAATCCTACCATATATAGCAATTATATGCAGTATTGGTATCTCTTGGGGTATGTTCTCTCAACGATTAGACGCAGTAGAAAAGAAAGCAGATGCTATTGCACAAATGCAAATTGATATTGCAGTTATCAAAGAAAAAATCTTAGTTTTAGATGACATGAATAAACAAATGGACTGGATGTCTGACTTTCTTATTAAAAACTACAGCGAATTTTAATGGCTAAAAAGCAAACAGACAGTTCAAAGATCATTGAACATGTGGTCAAAAAGACTACAATTGGTGATGGTAGAATAAGTTGGTCTACTATGAATAAACATAAAAGACGTAATTTTAAAGAATATAGGGGGCAAGGAAGATGAGTAATAAAAAGCCTGGACTGTGGGCAAATATAAACAAGAGAAAAAAATTAGGGATTAGTAGATCAAAAAAAGATTCTACTATAACTAAGTCGTCTTGGGAAAACATGAAAGCAGGGTTTCCTAAGAGTAAGAAAAAAACCAAGAAAACCTAGTTAGGAGGTATCTCATGGATAAAATATGGTCATGGTGGGACAAGCTAAATAGAACTGGCAAAATCGCAGTTGCGGGTATTGCCATTGTAGCTTTGTACTCAATACTTAATAACTGGTGGTAAGCCAGTTTCTTTGTCAGCAGTGCTTAATAAGTGCTGCTGACGTATGTTGAAGTGTCTAGAACGAAACAAGCCGAAAAAATAAAAGAAGAACTTCAAACTGATAATTCCCATATATTCTTTAGAACAGATAAAACAAAATACGAAAAACATTTAAAAAATGCCTTAAAAGAGTGGAATAGAAAAGGCTGTTTTATGTTTTGTGATTTACTACATAATCAATATACGGAACAAGAGTTTCAAGAGAAAGTAGAGTTTTTTAATAGATTTTATGTAAAGAAGAACCTTCTATTTACAGGTAGATATGATTCAAGGTATTCTGTTGTAGAAGTAAAAAAGATGAGTTATAAATAAATATGGCAACTTCAGGGACCACATCATTTGATCTTAGTTTTGATAGGCTTATAGAAAGAGCTTATGCCCGTTGTGGTTTAAATGTCCGTACAGGATATGAACTGCAGGCAGCAAGAGATAACCTAAATTTACTGTTTTCTGAATGGGGTAATAGAGGTATTCACCTTTGGAAAGTAAAAAATTACACAGCTAATCTAACAGCAGGAACTACTACTTATACAGCCCCTTCCGATGCTTCGGATGTGTTAGAAGTAGTGTATAGAACAGTATCTAATAGTTTACCTACAGATACTAGCATGACTAAAATATCTAGATCCGAATACGAAAATTTACCTAATAAATCTAACCAAGGAACCCCTAGTCAGTATTATGTGCAAAGAAATTTAGCTAATGTACAAATCAATTTATATCAAACACCTGATACAACCGACAGTCAGATTAATTATTACTATGTAGGAAGAATCGAAGATGTAGGTGCTTATTCTAATACTGCGGATGCACCTTATCGTTTTCTACCTTGTGTTGTATCTGGCCTAGCTTACTATTTAGGTCAAGAAGTAGCGCCTGAGCGATCACAAGAGTTAGAAAGAAGATATGAAGCAGAACTTCAAAGAGCGTTAACTGAAGACAGTCAATCTACTTCTGTACATATTGTTCCTGCTGATTTCTATGCAGGTGCTTAATCATGTCATTTGCAAAAGGTAAATTTGCACTCGCAATCTGCGATAGATGTGGTCAACAATACAAATATTTAGAACTTAAAAAAGAGTGGAACGGATTATTTACTTGTCCTGAGTGTTGGGAACCCAAACACCCACAATTAGATCCACCCTATCACCGTGCTGATCCTATTGCTCTAAAAGACCCTAGACCTGCTAGAAAAGAACCCTTAGATGTTTATGTCCAAGCTCCGGGTGATTCTAGTTTTACCAGTGATGGATTACAGCCTTCTATTGAAACCAAAAAGTTGCTTATTGCGGTTAGAATTGGTAATGTAACAGTGAGTACATCATGAATTATTCGGATTTATTAGACAATGTTAGAAACTACACAGAGGTAGGATCAGAGGTCCTATCTAATTCTGTAATTGATGTATTTATTACTAATGTTGAAAACAAGGTACAAAAACAATTAGATCTAGATGCCTTTAGAAAATTTGCTACTTCTAGCTTTACAATAGGCAGTCCTTTTATCACTCTTCCTGATGATTTTGATTTAGAAAGAGGCGTTCAAATTGTAGATACAGCCACTAACGATCGTACTTGGCTAGAACAAAGAGATACAACTTTTATTGATGAGTATAATGTGGATCGGGTTAATAATACAGGTAAACCTAAGTATTATGCAAACTGGGATCAAAACACAATGATCTTTGCACCTACTCCTGATGCTACTTACACAATAGAATTGTGGTATAACAAAACCCCTGATCATTTATCTAGTAGCCAAACTACAACTTGGTTATCTAATAATGCACCAGAAGTTTTAATTTATGGCACTCTGACCGAGGCTTTTTCTTACTTGAAAAATCCTACATATGTGCAATTATACCAACAAATGTACAGTCAAGCTGTACAAGGTCTATCTGTTACTCAAATGGGTAGAAAACGAAGAGACGAATACGCAGACGGAGTCCTACGTGTTCCTTTACAATCAGTGGCTCCAGGAGGTAAATAAAAATGGCGATTACACAAGCAGTCTGCGATAGCTTTAAAGTAGAGCTATTAGAAGGCGAGCATGATTTTAGATCCTCTGGTGGGGACGCTTTTAAATTAGCGTTGTATGATGCTTCAGCAACTCTAAGTAACACAACAACAGCATATTCTGCAACTAACGAAGTTAGTGCATCAGGATCATATTCTGCAGGTGGTGGTGCATTAACCAACACAGGTGCAGCAGGAACTGGCGCAACAGCATATATTGATTTTAGTGATATCAGTTTTACATCAGCAACTATTTCAGCTCAAGCGGCCGTTATCTATAACTCTAATACTTCTGCTACTACTAACACAAATGCAGCAGTCATGGTTTTGGATTTTGGTGGTGTTAAAACTTCTACTGCAGGCACATTTACAATCACATTCCCTACTAACGATTCATCAAACGCAATCCTAAGATTATCATAAGGAGCGTGCCGTGGCTTTTGTTGTAGCGGATAGAGTAAAAGAAACCAGCACTACAACTGGTACAGGCGATCTTACGTTAGGTGGTGCAGAAGATGGATTTCAATCTTTTAATTCTGCAATAGGTACAAGTAATTCCACTTTTTATTGTATTCAATTACAAGGCGGAACTGAATTTGAAGTAGGTGTAGGAACTTTAACAGGATCTACTACCTTTCAAAGAGATGCAGTAATAACTTCCTCTAATTCCAATAATCTAGTAAACTTTAGTGCAGGGACTAAGGATGTGTTCTGCACACAACCTGCGGAACAACCGCATGACGCAACAATGGTGGCATCCATAGCCCTAGGATAAGGTGCTATGTTAAACAGTTTATTTCCATTTTCTGCTGATTCCTACGCAGGACCAGGAGAGTCGGCGGTCAGTGTTGCCGTTTCTGTTACGGGTGTATCTATATCCACTGCTATTGGAAATGCGACAGTTGCTGCTGACGCTAATGTAACTCTTACAGGTATTGCTATTACCTCTACTCAAAATAGCGTCACTACTTCAGGAACAGCCAATATTTCACTTACAGGTGAACAAATCACCTCTACTCAAAATTCTGTTACTACATCAGGATCAGC